GTTAGAAATGATGTAGATATTACAGTAAAAGTTAGGTTTGACTTAGATGGGCCATTCGGGCCAGTTACTGTTAATGAATTACCACAAGAAACTGAAAAAGATACTTTGAGTGAGAATGAAGATGGTACTTTCACTTGGAATAAACTATAAATAAAGTGTTATGAAAAAATCTAATTGGAGTCATATCCAAAGAAAGAAAGGTCATAAGAGTGGTCTTGAAACTAAAATTGATGAGCAGTTAAAGTCAAAAGGTATTGATGGTGAATACGAACAACACGAAATAAAATACACTATACCAGCCACAGACCATTCATACAAACCTGATTTTAAATTACCAAATGGTATTTTTATAGAATCAAAAGGTTGGTTTCTGCCAGAGGATAGAAAAAAACACCTACTAATCAAAAAACAACACCCAAACTTAGATATACGATTTGTATTACAATCTCCAAATGGAAAGATATATAAGGGTTCTAAAACCACATATGCACAATGGTGTGATAAGAATGGGTTCAAATGGGCTAAGAAAGAAATACCACAAGAATGGATAGATGAGAAAAAAAGTGAAGTTTTCTTTGGATAATACATAAGTATTTTGTATATTGTATCAATATGGAAGATAGACTTTTAAATTTATTGGAATCTGTTTTAGGTAAGTCCAAAAGAACATCTGGTGATAATTACGCATTCTACTCACCATTTGTGGAACACTACAAACCTAAATTAGAGATTAACATCAAACTAAATTCTGATGGTAATAATCCTTGGCATTGTTGGATATCTGATGAAAAGGGTAAAACAATCAAATCTCTTCTCAGAAAACTAAAAGTATCTAAGGATGTTTGGGATGAACACAATTCTATTTTTAGTAGAAAGTACAGATATGTTAAAAATGAATCAGATATAAAAACTGATGTTGTACAATTACCAAAAGAATATATACCATTGTATAAGGCTTCAAACTCTGTAATCAGAAAACATGCTTTAAGTTACCTAAGAGAACGAGGTGTACGACCATACGATATAATAAAGTATAACATAGGATATTGTGACTATGGTGTTTATAAACACAAGATTATTGTTCCATCGTATGATGAGAATGGTAGACTTAATTATTTTGTTGGTAGAAGTTTTTATGATGGTGGTTTTAAACATAAGAATCCAACTGTATCAAAAGATGTTATTGGATTTGATTTATTTGTTAATTGGGATTTACCAATTGTTATATGTGAGGGTGTATTTGATGCCATTGCAATACGAAGTAATTCTATACCATTGTTTGGTAAATCACCACAATCAAAAATAAAAACAAAGATAATCCAAAGAGGTGTTAAAAAGATATATCTAGCATTAGATTCAGACGCATTGAAAAACTCATTACAATTCGCAGAGGAACTAATGAATTATGGTATTGATGTTCACCTTATAGAACTAAATGAATCAGACCCATCCGAAATGGGATTTGATAATTTTTATAAGCTTATGAGAAATACTAAAATATTAACCCTAAAAAGGTTGATGGAATACAAGTTATTAGGTGTATGATAGAATCAAAAATTATTCCTTGTAGTGGTGATATTAAAAAAATATATCACATCGCAGATGTCCACATTAGAAACCTAAAAAGACATACTGAATATAGAGAGGTATTTGATAGACTGTATAAATATATAAACGATACAAAGACATCAAATTCAATTATAGTATTAGTGGGTGATATCGTTCATGCTAAAACAGATATGACGCCAGAGGTTATAGAAATGACACAAACATTTCTAAAAAACCTATCTGATATGTTACCTACCATTTTGATACCTGGCAATCACGATGCTAATCTAAACAACTCATCACGATTGGATGCCCTATCACCAATTGTAAATGCATTAAATCATCGAAATCTACATTATCTTAAAGATGATGGTGTTTGGGATATGGGTGGATTGACATTCATTCATACATCAGTTTTTAGTGACAGTAAAAAGATTATTTCAGCTGATAATGTAAGTGGTGATTACAAGATTGGATTATATCATGGGCCTGTTGATAGAGTTAAAACAGAACATGGATTCAGTATTAGTAACAATAATGTAAATGTAGAATCTTTTGATGGTTATGATTTAGTTCTATTGGGTGATATTCATGTTCCAAATCAATCACTAAATGATGAGGGTACGATTAAGTATTGTGGTTCTACAATTATGCAGAATCACTCTGAGGCTAAGTATCCTGAACATGGTTTGTTAGTTTGGGATGTTGATACGAAAGAATCTGAGTTTGTACCGATACACAACGATTATGGTTATGTCACAGTTGATATTGATAATGGTAAGGTTATTGGTAATCCAAATATACCTAATAAACCACGAATGAGAGTACGTGTTAAAAACACTACGCAAGCTAAACTAAAAAAGGTTCTATCCAAACTTGGATTCAACAGAAGTATGAAAGAGGTTTCAATCCAAAAAATACTATCAGATGAAAAAGATTTTAGTAGTGGTGCAAATATAACCTTACAGAATGTTAACGATGTTGGATTCCAAAATGAGTTAATAGAACAATTCTTAACAGATAAATATATCATAAGTGATTCTGAATTAGCAATTGTAAAGGATATAAATAATGATATTAACTCTAAAGTAATGAGTAATGGTGGGCTTAAAAATGTAATATGGAAACCAAAGAGATTTGAGTTTTCTAATATGTTTTCATATGGTGAGGGTAATATTATTGATTTTACAAATATGAAAGGTGCATATGGTATCTTTGCTCCAAATACAAGTGGTAAATCATCATTATGGGATTCTCTATCATTTTGTTTATTTGATAAGTGTTCACGTACATCTAAGGCTATTGATGTACTTAATTACTCTAAATCTACATTTGATTGTAAGTTTAATTTTGAGATAAATGGTGTTGATTATTTTATAGAGAGAACTGCCAAGAAATCACCAAAACGTGGAACTGTAAAAGTAGATGTTGATTTTTATAGAATAATTGATGGTGTTACTGAATCATTAAATGGTGAAGAACGTAGAGATACAAATTCTATCATCAGACAATATGTTGGTTCTTATGATGATTTTATACTAACTGCTATGTCAATTCAAGGAAACAATAGTGGGTTTATCGAAAAATCTCAAAAAGAACGTAAGGAGTTATTAGCTCAATTTTTAGATATGAATGTATTTGAACAATTGTATCAAGTAGCTAATGATGAAATAAAGGAGTTATCGGCTTTACTCAGAGAGTATAAAAAGCAAGACCTACCTGATAAACTATCCACCGCACAAGAGGATTTAGTGAAACACAATAAAAAATTAAAAGATGTGACACTCAAGCTTGATAGATATAAAAAATCACGTACTGAAATTCAAGAAAAAATTGAGTCATATATTAACAAGTTAAAAACAGTAGATGGTTATGTGGGTGACATAGATGAATTAAACATTGAAAAAACTAAGTTAGTAAATAAAATATCACAACAAGAAAAACTATGTACTGAATACACAAAAAAACTAATCAATTTTGAAAAACTGTTTGAAACTTTAAGTAGTAAGTATGATACATATGACTTAGATTTATTAAATGATATAAGTAAAAAGTATAACAACTTACATATAAAAAAGGTATCGGTCGATAATAAAATATTAAACTTATTAAAATCCATAGAACATAATCAAAAACATTTAGATGGTATTGGTTCTTTAAGTTTTGATGATAATTGTGAACATTGTATATCAAATAAGAATACACCATTTGCACAACAATCAAAAACTTTAGGTATTGAGATTGATTCTTTAAAAGAACAGGTAGATAACCAAAAATCTAAATTAAATAAAATAATATCAGATATGGATTCGTATGATTGGGTGCACGAAGACTTAGAATCGGTTCAAGATTTAAAGTATGGTATGACAGACACAAAGGACTCTATAAATGAATACAAATATAAAAAAGAAAATTGTAATCTAAACTTAGTTACTTTACAATCAAAACTATCAAAAGTAAATGATAATATAGAAAATACTACAAAACAAAAGGAATCTGTACAACACAATATTAAAATACAAAATTTAGTTAGTAATTACAAATCTAAACTAAAAGTAGTAGAATCTGATATATCAGACCTTAATGATAAAATTATAAATATAAATGGTGATGTTAGGATAGCTGAAAATACGATTGATATGGTTAATGCATCTATTGATAAGTTAGCTAAAATGGAAAAGAAGTATGTTGGGTATGAGAATTATTTACAATGTGTAAAACGTGATGGTATACCTTACAAATTAATATCAGATATTCTACCAAAGTTAGAGGTTGAGATAAATAACATATTACAACCAATCGTAGATTTTCAAATAGTATTGAACACAGATGGTAAAAATATTAATTCATATATAGCATATGGAGATACTGAATTCTGGCCATTAGAACTAACGAGTGGGATGGAAAAGTTCATATCATCAGTAGCGATTAGAACTGCATTGGTGAATGTATCTAATTTACCACGACCTAATTTTATGGCTATTGATGAGGGATTTGGGTCGCTAGATAGTGATAATTTTAATTCACTATACCTAATGTTCAACTACTTAAAAAATCAGTTTGATTATATTATAACCATTTCTCACATTGATAAAACACGAGATATGGTTGATTATATCATAGATATCAGTAAAATAAATGGATTTTCATCTGTACAATATTTATAACTATGAAACAATTCGTGGAGCATAAATGTCGTTGATACTTAAAAAAGAAAAAAGACCTAACTTATCAAACTTAAAAGTGTTTGTTGAAGATGAATCGTTATTTTCATCAAATTACTTT